TTCTAGCTGGATTGGTTCTAGTCCTTGCGTCAGGATGGTTGCGCGTTTGCGTTGCTCTGTCTGTCCGCTGAGGTAGTCGTTTAGGATGTTTTCGTATGCGCGGATTTGGTCTGGGCTGAAAGTGCCATCTGATTTTAGGATAAGTTCTGGGATGACGCCGTCAGTGTATTCGGCACGGATCCATTGCTGTCTGCGCAGGTAGATGTCTGCGATTGGTAGTGAGCGTTCCACAGGGCTGTAACCGTAGACGCTATTGCTGCGGCGGTTGCGGATCAGGTATGCCAGTTCGTCTGAGTTGAATTCGCCGTCTGCGTCTACGCTGTCATCGGCTGCCGAGAATTCGCTGCGGGGGAAGCCGTAGAGAATTTGCTGGTATGCAGGGTGTGGTGGTGTTGGTCGCATACCGCGGTCGTCGATGAGTGGTTTGATTGTTGAGCCGTCGATGATTTGTAAGCCGCGCAGTTCGCCTTTGATGTTGCGTTGCGGGAAGATAGCAAACGCGTCTAGGACGAGGATGTCTTCGAGAGCCATGTTTAGCCAGTCAGCGAAAACTAGCCCGTTGCTGACGTCTGGCATTTCCCAGAACTCTTTAAGGCGATCTATCTCGCCTTGGTATTTGTCTTTCGCTATCTGCATTGCTTTCGCGTAGCTGCGTTCCCCTGTTTCAGCCATAATCTTTTCAACCGCGTCTTCACCTAAAACAATGTCCCAGTCCATTCCTGTAATCTTTGCTTTCAACACTTCAATGCATCGGCGAAGAATGTCTATCTGTTCTGCGGCTGCGCGGAGCGTACCAAAAGGGACCAGCTTGGTTGGTGTGACGTTTATGTTCTGTGCGACTTGGTATTCGTAGCGTCTAGGGTCTGGTCTGCCGTCTGCGCGTAGCGGGTTGATGGCACCGGGGACTATCGGCACGCCAGCACTGAATGGTGCGCGTCCAAGCATAGGGTCGCGTGGCAAACCTACCGCTGTGCCGTATTGCTCCATGGCGTTGCGGATCTGATCTTGCGTGATTGGTGTGACCGTCGGTGCGGCTTTAGTTAGCTCGGTTGCGAGTCGTTGAATTGCGCGGTCAAATATTCCCATGCGGTTAGCCTACCAGTGCTTCTATCGTTGCGATGCGTTGCTCTAGTTGAGTTACCTTCGCAACCAGTTCGGTTACTACTTGGTGTGCTGCTTCGAGTGCGTCAACGTTTATATAGTTGCCGTCTTTCCAAGTGTTCATTAGTTCTTCGGTGGTTGCCATGTTGTTTCCTTGCTACGCGATTGTGCCGATGGTGGTTACTGAGCTGGAGCCCAGAGGTGTGAGTTTGAATGTTAGCCCTGTTTGTGTCGTCCAGACGTTATCTGGATCAGTGGTATTCATTGTTAGTGATGGATATATTCTTGCTGTGCCTGTGCCCGTAACTCTAATTATTCCTGTGCCGTAAATGTCGTAGTAGCGGTTTGTCGTTCCTGATGCTGTAATCGCAATGGTTGACGTGGTTCGTACTGCGGACAGCGTGTTTGCTGTAGTGAAGCCTGTAGTGTTGCTGCCAAAGTTGAATAGGCTTACGTGTGTCATAGCGTTTGTTAGGGTAACCGTTTCAGCTGTTATGCCGATGCTTGGTGTTTGTGTGACGAGTCCACTGAATTGTAGACCTGTAAAGAATTCGTATTCGTAGGCTGTATCGGCGTTGACTATGAAGCCCGTTGTTGATGATGAGAGTAGGCTTTGCGCGGTTGCTGCTACTGCGTAGCTGAGTAGGCGTGTTGATGATGCAGTGTAAATATAAAATGAGGTTGCGCTTCCACCCAGCGTTGTTACTGCACCGGTGCTGTCCACATATTTTGGTGTGTTCGCTGTGGTGTTTAGCCAAATGTCACCAACCCTAGGGTTTGACGGATCACCTGAAGCAAGCCCTGTGACCGTTGGTGTTGAACTTAAAGCGGGGACGACGGGTGCGGTAAACCTGTTAGCGGTTTCCAGTTTCAGTAGGCGTGCTTCAATCTTGCTAAACAAACCTTGAAGGCTTGGAGGTAGATTAATGTATGCCACTGCTCAAACTCCTAATGGTTGCCGACAGAACTGGCAGGTCGTTGCGCTCTTCGGTGCGGGCATTTGACAGCTTGGACAGAATTGTGCGAGTGCTGCTAATCCTATGATAGCCGATTGGTTATCCATCAGCTCATGCATCGCCCACACCATTGCGTCCATGCGGTCTGGGCTGTCACCTGATCCTTGCGTCCAGTTGCACATCTGTTCTTCAAGTTTGGTGTGCATGCCGACGTGGTGTGCTCTGCCCTGTTCGTATAGTGCTGCTACTGGTTCTGCGCGCACTAGCTTTCCCCTTGTCGCTGTGACCTTCTTGTATGGGATTTGCGGGTTCACTTGTCTGAGCAGCAGTTCGATCATGTCGCCGCCGTTGTTGGTTTCGCCGATAACGCGATCGGCTTTCCAGCGTGTGTATGCTTCAGCTGCGGTGCGTGCCCACTGGTCTGGGCTTGCTTTGAGTGTGCAGTCTTCTAGGACGTAGTATTGTCCGTCGTTGCTTATGCCCGCGACCACGATTCCTGTTTCGTCTGATTCGGCTCCGCTGGTCACTGCGGGATCTATGGCGACAACTATGCGGGCGAGTGATGGTGCGGTGGTCACTCTGGTTGCTTCAATCATGTCGCGGCTCCACAGGGCTCCGTCAACGTCGTCAATGATTTCGCCGTATAGTTCTTGCCTTCCTATGCGTGTGCCTTCGTAGCGGGCGCGTAGCTCGTCTAGGGCGTTAACTGAAAGGTTTGCGGCGTTGTCGAAGGTGCTGCCGCGGACCACGTGAACGTCTGACCTGACTACGAGCTCACGGATTTGTTTGATTGGTCGCGGGGTGGTGGTGATGATTGTTTGCGGGTGTTCGCCTAGGCGCAGCCCTAGTTTGTATTGGTCGAAGGTGTCAGGGTATTTGAATGATGCCAGCTCGTCGAACCATCCGCCGTGGTGTTGCGGTCCACGTAAGCGGTCAGGTTCTTCGGCACTAAAAAGTTTGATGCGGCTGCCGTTGGTTAAGACAATCTCACCTAGGCTTCGGTTCCAATCTTTTAGGCTGCCGTATTCGCGCAGAATGTTGACCACGCCAGATACTCCTTCGGCGCAGGTGTCGCGGGCGTCGCTGAAAGTAGGGGCAACAATAGCCCAGCGGGTTTTAGGGTAGCGAGTTGCGTTCCATGCGATCCATTCGGCGGCTGCCCTTGTCTTCCCGTAGCCGCGTCCAGCCAGAATGAGCCACGTGTTCCAGTCGTCGCTCTCTGTCGGTACCTGTTCAGCTCTCGCTAGTTGGTGGCTCCAACGTATACGTCTGGCTGCTATTAAGGTATTCTGCGAGCCTTGCGACTTCGCGATCGATTGTGTCGCCGTCATAGTTGGTCACTTCTATCTGCTGTCTTATCGGTTGGTCTAAGCCTAGGAGTTTTGCTCTGCGTTCTTGAATTCGGATTAGTGCTGTGACGGCTGAAATGTTGCCGCTTAACACGGATCCCCAGATTGCTGATTGTGCGATGTCGAGTCGTTCGGATTCTATTTTGCGGATCTGTTCGACGTCTTCTTGTACTGCTCTCTTTGCTGCGCGATGGTATGCGGCTAAGGCGGAGCTTGCTGATTTGTATCCTGCGCGTTCTGCGATGAGGTCCCATGTTAGTCCGCCGCGTCTGAGTTTGACGACTTCGTTTTCGCGGTCGATGGTTTCGGGTTTGGGTGTTCTGCGGTTTCTCATAGTTTCATTGTAGATTGTTTAATGTTGTTGCGTTTGTTTTATGTTTTCGCAGTGTTGGATTGCTTGCTGCTCTGTCTGGTAGTTGTCCCAGCAGTTTGTTGGTTTGTTGAAAGCCCACGCCAGTAAGCCAACCATGATTAGTGTGATTGCGATTAGCGCGGCTTGTATTTGTTTGTCAGTCATTTAGTTTGCTTAATCTTTCGGTTGCTGTCTTTATGTACTCTTCACTTATTTCGCTGCCAATGTATCGGCGGTTATTTAGAATT